CTCCTGCCTCAAGTTGCGCAGGTCAATGCCGGTCCAGGCGGCGATGTCGCGATCCGTCCAGCTCTCTTCGGCGCCCTTGGTCGAGAGCTCCGTGAGCAACACGGTCGTATCGAGAGCGGCCACTTTGTCGCTCTTCTTGAGACGTTCCGAGTACTTCGGGTACTCGGTTTCCTCGTTCGGCATTAGGTCTCCCCTTTCCCTTCGTCGACTTCTGGTCGGTTCAGAGCTGTGAGGATGATACCGAGCTGATTCACCAGCGGAGTGTTGGCGAGGAGCTCGATGACGACGGAGACTTCGCAGGCTTCGGTGCTGAAGTCCTGTTCGATCACAGCGGTTCCGATGACCTTCCTCTTGTCATCCACGTAGGCGACGAGAGGAACTTTCCGCCTTCGGATGTTGTGATTCGTGTCCTTCGGCTTGGAAGCCATGATGATCTTTTTTCTCCTTTCCCACCCCTCTCCACCACTCACTTCACGAATTCGTGGTAGTCGCCGAACTTCTCGATCGTCTCCTGCGCGTTGAACACGAGTTCCTCGTAGTAGTCCATGGCGATGAACGAGCCGTCGGTGATCGGCAACTCCATCACGTCCTTGAACTTTCCGAGAACCGGACCTTCGCGGTCTTTGACCATGTCAGACTCGAGCCAGCAGTAATCCTTGGTTCCGGTCACTGCGTAGCTACGATCGTCCTTGATCCGGAGAAGCTTTCCTCCGCCGCAGCTTTCGTAGACCGGCACGAAACGGCCGACCCGCCCGACGTGGTACAGACCCTTCCTCGGAGATGCGGGGGTGGATTCGCCGTCTCCGAAGTCGAGGTACATGGCGCCTGCTTGAACCGACTTGGTTTCGCACAAGTCGTCGAACGTGATCTCCTCTCCGCTGAACAGTGCCTTGAAGACCACCGGATGAGCGAACTCAGCACCGGTGGCTGTCCAGATCTGGCCGGTCTTCTCGTCCGGCTCCTGCATCTTGGCGATGTACACGGCGTCGTTCACGAGGCAGAACTTCTCGAAAGTCTTCTCGTGCTCGAAGTCGTATCCGTAACGACGCCCGAACTCCATCACCTTCGCGATGATGTCGTCGTCGGCATCGGGGATCTTGACCGAGTCGGTCTTGATGTGCACGACCGAGTAGCCAAGACTCTGGATGTAGTTCTTCAGGTCGATCATGAACAGTGCACCGCGCTTGGCGACGATGTTGTCCTTGTTGCGAAGATCCCTGAACAGGTTCGGGAACGACGCCGCGGTGTAGCCGTAGATGGAGTTGATCACGAGCTTCAGCGCATCGGACAGGGCGTGGGCGTTGGCCTTCGTGACCACCAGACCTGGCAGATGCTGGGAAGCCTCGTTGATGAGCCTCGCCGCCTGATCGTCCCATCCGTTCTTCCAGGCGTTCATCGCGCCCTTGATCGCCAGTCGACCGTGGTACAGCTTGGCGAACTTCTCCGTGTACGGCCCGAAGAGGTCCAGCTGGATGATGGACGTGGGGTGCATCGAAGCGACGTCCAGTAGCGCGACGTTCTCGTACATGCCGGGTTCGGCGTAGACGTAACCGCCTTCACCGACCACTTCATCCCGGTATGTACTCTTGTCTTTCAAGGCGTAGGGATCGAATTCGTAGCCCGGGAACATCTCGCTGAGATCCGTGTAGATGAAATCCTTCTGCGGATCCCTGACATTCCCGAAGATGATCCGCCCCGCGTGCTTGCGAGTGGGATCGTTCACGGTGAGACCGCTCATCTCGGCAAGGATCTGCCGCGACAAGAAGTCTGCGTCGCAGTGGTCGACCACGGCTTCCGTGCCGAACACGTCGTTCATGCAGTAGTCGAGGACGTCTTCGACTCGGTCGTCTGGAACCGGTTCATCCCACGGAAGGTCCATCTCCATGTGATGAATCCCGAGCTCGATCTCCCACTTTTTGAGGCTCTGCTTCTTCGTGGCGAAGTCGTAGGCGTCGGCGTAAGAGAGCGAGTAGGCTTCCCCGAACATCGCGTCGCGATCCTTGGCGAGGATTCTCTTCGACAGAAGATAGAGCTGCATGTTGTCGTATCCGAGCATCCGCGCCCACATGATGTGGTTGTCGTATTCGCGGTTGTTGAACCCGATCAGCCGGAACTGGAAGAGTCGCTCCACCTCGGCCGGAGTCGGATTGAGCATCCGAACGCCTTCGGTTTCACCCTTGTACTTCCAGCAGATCGCGAAGAGGTTTGGGTAGACCTCACAGTCGAAGATGACGATCGGGACTCCGATGCCATGCTTCGTGTTCGGGATGTCCTCGGACGAGACGTCAGACTTGAACTTCATCTTCTGCACGGCCTTGAGGCAGAAGTCGGCTTGGTGAGAGCTGTTGTTCGCGAACGTGAGGATTCTGCCACGCATGTCCGTCACGTCATACGGCAAGTCGCTCTCGTAAGCCTCATCGAGAATCTTTCCGATGAACTCGATGGACGGCTTCGTGCCGGGATGGATCTCCTTTCTGAGATTCCTCTCGATGAGATCCCTCAGACCCTTCTCGCTCTGCAGGGTCTTGTTTTCGATCACGGGCTTCTTCTCTCTGAAGGGGAGTCCACTACCGAGAGATGCGACAGCCACCGCATTACACTTCGATAGTTTTCGTCGCAGCGAAGATCCACCCCGAAATACCTTGATCTCAATTCCCGGTGAATATTCAGGAGCAAGATCTGCAGCGTCACTTCCTGTCCAGATGTAGTGGAGGTGCACGCCGCTGCCGGACTTACTAAGCTCGGCATAGGTGGCAGGCCAGAGGCTTGCTGCTTCCAGGTTGCGCTGTAGGTCCTTCTCGCCATTGTCGCCCTTCAAGTCGAAGTCGATGACGATGTGGTTCTCGGGAAGCTTCACGAAATGCAGCCGAGAGGTGTCCAGGTCTCCCAGGACGGTGTTGACGACTTGATCCGGACGAGGTTTCTGCAACTTGCCGCGGATCACGCGTTCCTCGTCAGTCCAGTACTTCGAAGGGGTCTCGTCTTCTTTACCGTACTGCGCCGGTAGGTCCGCGTAGGTGGTGTCGAAGACGGACGACGTCTCCTCGAGGACCAACGAGTACACCGTCGGATTCGATTTCAACGGAGCCTTGTACGGCTGAGCTGTGAACCCTTGGTAGAAGCTCTTAACCTCTGCCCCGTCCATGTACTTTCTGTCGACGAACTCCGAGAAGTAGTTCTTCAATTCCTCCCGGAACTTGTACTGCGGCAGGACCTTCTCGATCTCAGCGTCGACACAGTATTGCTTGTACATCGCGTACGCTTGCTTGAGGGTCGTGTTGTCCTGCGCCTTGAAGACGTCGAAGTACGCCTCGACGAAGTTGAAGAACACGTCCGTCTGCAGCATCATCGCGACGGGCTTGTACGAGTTGTAGTAGTTCTTGCCCATCGATCGATAGACATTCAAGCAGTGTTGCGCGATAGCGCCCAGCTCGAACTCCGTCTGCTGCACCAAGGTGTGGTACCGGTTCACCTCGTGCGTCTCGCCAGTCGGGTTCACATCGATGATGCGACGAATCAACCCGTTCTTCGCGTCCGAGAATTTGACTGGCTTGTTCGTGCCGACGAACAGAAACGACTGGATGCGCGAGTTGTATGTCGGCTTGAACTTCTCGTTCACTCGAAGAATCTCTTTCGAGATCACCGAGTTCAGCGTGCTGTTGTCCCTGATCCCGGACAGGTCGGTGTCCTGATCGATCGACAACAACGGTTCATCCCTGAACGCATCCATGGCGAAAGCGCTGCCGCCGCTGACCAGAGCCGAACAGTCGAACGTAGAGACGTAGCCCCCAAATTCGACCAACCCACCGAACAGCTTGATCGCGAGATTCATCACCGTCGACTTGCCAGTGCCGGGGGCACCGAAGAAGACCAGCATCTTCTCGATCTTCTTGGCGTCCCCGGCGATGATGGCACCGATGGCCCACTCGAACTTGGCTCGCTCCTCGGGGATGTAGAGAAGACTCACCAACTCCTCGTAGGCCGCAATGCTGCCCTCGGCCATGTCGTAGTTGAGGCGACGACTCGCGTAGTCACTCCGCTTTATAGGAGTGCTGGCGAACATGACCCTGGAATCGAGCGTACGTGAGTTGTCACTCACGCTCTTCATGAAGGCCTTGAACTGCTTCCATCGGTTCGAATCGAAGGAGGTCAGAGTTTTCACGGTGCACGAGATGCCTTGATCACGGAGTTTGTCAGCGTGTTCGTTCAGGACACGGTCGACCAGAGCCGCTACGTCGTACTCGTCCTTAGACCAAAGCCCGAGAGCTTCGTTCCAGATCGCGTAGAACGAACTGCCCCGTACCATGAGATCTTTAGATCGGCCCACAGTGAAGTCCGGACTGATCTCGACATTCCCGTTCCGCGTTTCTTTCGTAGCCACACGAAAGAAATCCATCTGTCCTCCTTTCCTTACTCGCTCTGTTCTACGACATAAGCGCTTAGTTGGTACCAGAGCTCCACGGAGCGCTGGTCGCGATGTGTTCTCTGTAGGGGGAAGAACCCGCCGGATCCGTCACGCTCGTAAGTCCTGTTTATGATCCGATCGAGAACTTCGTTGATTTTCCGCTCCGGAAGTCTCTTCCGTCTATCGCTATACCTCGGAATGCCGATGTTCTCCATCAGCTTCCAGAACCAGTAGTGGGGCTCACCCTCAGCCAAGAAAGATAGGCGTTGAGCAAGCCCCACCATCAGCTCCAGGAAGGAGCAACCGTAATCGACCCAGTCGGGATCTGCCTCGGTCTCCAACCTCTCATAGGTTAGGAATTTCCGACGCAGATCCTTTCCGTCCTCGGCACGATTCTCATCGTTCGGGATGAGCCAGACGAATTCCTTGCGAAAGAGGATCCGAAGGAGATTCCAACTGGTCAGGGCCGGATCGGTGGTTTCCGAGTCAGCGACTTGACTGTAGAGCCATACGAAGTACGCCTCGTCAAGCTGCTGATGGTTCATTTAACCGCCGACCTCCGAGTAAGAGCCCATGCTGACGCAGATCTGGGCCGCGTAGTTGCCTTCGGTGTTGTAGATGAAGACGTTGCCCTCGTGGTTGACATGCTGGACCAGGCCACCGTCGAGGTGTCCCAGGATGCTGCTTCGATCGCCCACGGTGATCGGCTGGTCGCTCTCGTCGGTCAGCGTGTCGTCTCCGACGTACAACGTGAAGACGAACGTGGTCGGAGTCTCCAGGAATTCCGTCTCCGGGATCAGCCGCGGACCAGGAACATCCGCGTGGCGTGGAGTGTGGGCGATCTCCGTAGCGACGTTGGTCGCCGCCGACTTGCCTGAGAACTGCGTGTAGTCGATCAGCTGAGCGGGTTCGCTCTGGTAGCTCGTCAGAGCGATCTCGGCCTCCGCCGGATTCTCCTGCTCGGGAGCGACCTCTTGGTTGGCGATCATGGAGATCGTCTCGAGCTGCATCCCCACGACGGTTCCCGAGAGTTCCGCGATCCTCTTCTCGAGTTCCTCGACGCAGTTCTTGTGTTCCTCGTCTTGTTCCTTGAGCTTGCGGTTCGCCATCTCCAGGTAGTAGGTTTCCTGGGTGTGGCGGCACGTCACGTAACCGGCGGCAAATGTGACACCGGCTACGATGATGGTCTTGATCAGGCCCTTCACGTTCACCCCTTGCTGTAGGCGTCCAGGATGTTCCCCTGGACGTTGAAGTCCAGCCAGACGTCGTCCGTGTCACCGTTGGAGAAGTCGCCGTTCTCGTCGTTCTCGACGATGCCGAAGGAGACGAAGCCGTCGCCGCCCTTCTTGGTCCAGCCGACGATCTGCCCGGCCTTGGTCGGCTCGAACCCCAGCGACTTGTACACGTCGTTCAGGCTCAGGTAGCCGTGGAGGTTCAGCTTCTCGTTCGCGAACCGCTCCTGAGCCTGCAGGAAGGTGAAGTTGTAGTAGTTCCCGTACTTCCAGTGCTTGTTCTCCTTGTTGAAGCACCGGGCGTAGGTGATTTCGCTCTCCTCCCCGCCGAGTCGCTTGACGGTCTTGGTCTTCTTGCCGTCGTCGGTGTCGACCTCGACCTGCTCCTCGAAGGTTCCGAAGAGGAACTCGCGGTCCTTGTCGTTGCCGAGTTCGCCGACGACCCGGTCGCGGTACTGCTTGAAGGACTTGTCCACGGCGATGTACGCCGCTCCGAGAGCCGCGTTGCGCCGTGTGAGGATGACGTGCGAGCCGGTGAAGGCAGCGAGGGTCAGGACTCCGACTGCCGCGGCGGGAGCGTACAGCTTGGCGATCTTGGTGGCCGTCTGGATCTTGATCAGGACACTGTCGCTCTTGGCGTCCTCTTCGGTGTACTTGTCGCGGTGTCCCTCGAGGGCCAGCTCGCTCTTGGCGCGGAGCTCGTCGGCCTCGTCGAAGATCTCGGTCATCTTGAGCGTCGCGCGGCTGGCCAGAACCACGGTTCCGATGAACCCGACGGTTCCGGCGGCCAAGAGGACCACCGGGGAGTGCTTGCGGGTGAGGAGGATCTGCTTCCCTGCCTTGCCCATGGCCTTGTTCCTGACGGACGTCAGGTTCATCTGTTGCTCCTTGAAAGGTCTAGTAGTACTTGGATCAGCTGATGTTGTCGATGCGAGACTGGAGCTTCTGCGAGCTCCGTTGCAGGAAGCCGACCAGACCGGTAGCCACCGAGTCGATCGTCTGGTCCTTCTTGCTGTGCAGGGTGTAGCCCGCCGCGATACCGACGGTGAAGACCACCACGTAGCGCATCAGAGCAATCCTCGCTTCTTGAAGCTCATGTAGACGGCGTGTATCTGGATCTGGTCCATCCGATTGACTTTGGTCGCCCACGATCGGGTCGGCCTAGCTTTCTTTAGGGCCTCCCGTTCCTTCCAGAGTTCCATCGCTCTATCCTCGGGGCTCGATGGCCGGGAGGACGAGCAGGTATCCGCTGGACACCCGCTTGGGGTGGGCGCCTTCGACAGACGACCATCCCCACCGCTCGTCGGCGTTGCTGAATGCGACGCCAATCATCTCGTACAGGTCCCGAAGAGTGACGAACTCGTACTCTTCGATGTCGTCCTCCATGGCCCGGATGATCTCCCGGACCTCGTTGAACGTCGGAAGGATGATGTCGTCGAAGTTGTGACGGTCGTAGTTCCTGCCCACACGCTGCTGAGGCTTGTCTCGCTGCGAGTAACGGCCGTAGTTGACGGGCATGGTACGGACGTTGTTGTTGGGACGTCCCGCCGACGTTCGTCGCGGCTGTATGCCCTCTCCGTGCAGCATCCGGTTGACGGTCTCGACGGCCTGCACGATGCCCTGGAACTCGCTGATCGTTGGCATGACGACGTCACTGATCAGATGTTCCAGACCGCCCATGAAGCTCTGCTCGTCGGAGCCGAAGAAGGTCTCCTTGAACCGGCGCCCCATGGGAGGTCTGCGACGGATGACTCGAGAACTGTCAGAAACCACCCGGAGCGCAGGCTTTTCCCCGTTGGTCTTGGTGGATTCTTCTCTCGACTTGTAGCTGTTGTCCGGGTAAGGTTCCATGTTTTCCCTCGAAAGAGAAAACTAAAAGTCCGTGTTTCGTGGACTTTCAGTTTTGAGATTTGTTGTCAGTTCTCCGTGGAGTCTTGCTCGGCGTAGTGCTCGTCAATGTGCTCGTCGATCTTGCGCTCCAGCTTGATGATGTAACCAATCACAGCTGCAGTAGCAAGACCGAGAGCGAGTTTGACGACGGTGGCCTTGAGTTTCGCGTCCATCGGGGTCCTTTCAGTAGGGGTCTCATTATAGCCCCTGTTATTTCTGCGAGGACCTGTCGTAGGCGCGAAGGTAGTCGTCGATAGACATCGTCTCCAATGTCTTACCGACGCACACCACACAGTTTCGCTGTACCTCCCAATTGTCAGCGTTAGCTATCAGCCATTCGGCCGTGTCCTTGGGAGTTCCGTTGAAGATGGGCTTGCAGTTCACATCCAAAACGGCGTCGAAGTAGATGGTTTCACCTCCTCACGGGATGTAGTTGGCGATGTACTCGCTGGCGTACACCAGCTGAAGCGTGCTGCCGTAGCGCACGCGCGTGGTGTCGTTGACCTCGGACGAGTTCGCCGGGTCGGTCAACCAGGCGTACACGTCGGCGGGCGGTGCCTTGTAGAGGGAGGGGCCTGTGGGCGTCTCCAAAACCTCGTCGTACACGAACTTTCTCCTTACTATTCGGTGTTGTGGAAAGGAGGGCGCATTTTTCCGCCGGGGGGTGCGGTCCGGCTGTCGTTTAAGATCGAGCATCCATGGTGGCTTTCGCGAGACCCCTCAAGCAATCACCACCTGCTGATCCCACTCCAAGTTCTAGTTGGCCGAGAGCAGGTCCTTCTCGCGGGAGTGCCTGGCCATCAGTGCGGCGAGCTGGGGCTTGCTCATGTGCTTGGTGTCGGTGCCGACGACGCGCTCGAACTGCTCGTCGTCCATGGCGACCAGTTCCTCGACGGAGTGCTCGCGCTCCAGCTCGTTCAGGGCCTGGAGGTACTTCGCGGGCAGCGCGCCCTTGAAGAAGCCCATGATGGTGTCCCGGTCGGACATCATCTGCATGAACATCTCCTGGTATGCCGCACTGGAGACGAAGTCGTCGGTGATCTCCGGGCTCTTGCGGAAGTGCCGCCCGTCCTCGGACCTCTCGCCGTAGGCCAGCAGGAGCATGTTCTTGACCGCGGGGATGATCAGCTTGGGGTCCTTGCTCTCCCCGAGCTCCTTGAAGTAGGCCGCGACCCCCTCGACGCCGCGGTCGTGGTGGATGGCCATCTCGAGGAGCTCGGCCTCGCTCAGGTTGAAGTACAGGTCCTCGACGCGCTCCACGCCGTCGAAGTCCGTGTACTTTATCGTTTTCTTGAGCACCGTCGTGCTCCTTTCGAGTGAATGATGAGTGGGGTTCCCGGAGGAGGTTGGCCTGTTCAAGAGTGGGACTTCCAGGACCCATTACCGAACCCCTACTGTGACGCACCTCCGGGAAGTTCCGATCAGGCCGAGAGGGTCTCGTCCTCGGCCTCGACGACGTCCGCGCTGTTCCGCAGCCGGACGATGAGCACCAGCGACCCGACCGCCGCGGTCCCGATCAGACCGGCCAGCGTCTTCTTGTTCTTCAGCAGGTCCTTGGCCTTCTGGAAGGCGGTGCGGTTGTCGACGACCTCCCCCACGAGCATCTCGGTGGTCTCCTCCGACTTGTCCTCGGACTTGGTCGGGTTGGGGACGGCCGCGATCACCGGCTTCTCCTCGTCCTTCTTGGCCGTGGTGGCGGAAGCCTTGGTGGTGTTCGTCATGGTGTGTGAGTGCCTTTCAGTCGCTAGTACAGCTTGTAGTTATTCCGAACCGGGGTGGTGCGGAACTCGATCGTGCCGACCGGTCGTCCATCGTGGACGGCGGCAGCGTAGTAGATCTTGAGCGGGTAGTCGGTGTTCCAACCGAGCTCGTCGGAGTCAGAAGTACCGGCGAGACCGATCTTGTCCCAGAAATCGGTCAACGAGGGATATCCGCCGTTGAAGATCTCCTCGTTGATGTCGTTCACCGCAGAGCGGATCGTCTCCATGTCGCAGTCGAAGTAGCGACCGGAATGCAGATCCTTCCACAGTGATGTCATGTTGCTGGCGATGAGCACCGAAGGAGGATCCCTATTGACACGATCCTGAACGATCTCATCGTAGATCTTCTTCTCTTTGGCTTCGCCGACCTTGTCGATCACCTTCGTCTTGTACTCGTGGTAGGCCTGCTGCGTGACAGCGTAAGCCGATGCGAGAGCAGCCGAACGCTTGGCCCCGATGCGATTCGCCATGACGACGCAGATGACTGTGGCGATGCCAGATCCGACGGGCGGAATCAGCGTCTTCCACGTGAACTCGATCTGCTTCTTCAGGATATCGACCCTAGACATCTCATGGTCGGGGTCGATGAAGTGACGGTGCTCTTCGTCGAGGATCCTCACCGCCTTGATACCCGCCCTGTAAGAGAGCACCGCGGTTGTGACGACGCCGGTTACTCCGATCGCCGTGAGGAGGCTCGGGCTGTTGTCGACAGCCTTCTTCCTCATCTGGGCGATGATGAGTCCGAAGTCCATCAGGGGGTCTTGATGATGACGGTGACCAGGTCGATCACGATCAAGACCCACGCGATCTTGATCACTTTGCGTGGAATCAGTCCCTGAGGCATGTTCTTCAGTTTCCTTCCTTCTGCAGCTGGATGGTTCTGGTGGTCCCCACGATCTTGAACTCGTAGCTCAAGATGCCGTTCTTGTATGAGAACTTCTTCTCGTTCGCCTCCGAGGAGAAGATGTCGTCAGGGTGGTTGGATTCGGAAACCACGTCGAAGGAAACCGCGTCCGAATGCGCCTGGTCGAAGTCGAACGAGCCGTCCCAGTACACTCCGCTGGTGTTGCCGAGATACAGAGTGATCTGGATTTCGCCATGGTCGACAATAGCGACCATGTTCTCATCCTTTGTGCCGTCGACCTGATGCCAGACGCCGGTCATGCTAGTCGTGGGTGTCTTGGCGAAGACGACCTCGCCGTGGCTCTCCTGCGTGGAGAATACGAGAGCCACGATAGTGGCTAGCACCAGTGCGAAAGACATCATGCTGAACGCGATGATGTTCCTGACCTTCATGGTTCCCCCTGTAGAAGCGAAATCGAAAAACCTAAACTCCTTGTTAGGGGAGTTTGGGTTTTAACCTTGGAACGAGAGGTATATCAGTTCTCGGTCTCGGTGGACTCGTCGTCCGCGCCGGACTTGACGATGATCGTGGCGACGACGGCACCGACGACGAACCCGGCCGCGTAGTAGAAAGCCTTCTTCAGCTCCTTCTTCACGACGGTCTTGTCGTCGGTGACGTCCAGCACGATCCCGTTCTCGTCGACGGCCGGGGTGACGGTGGTCTTCAGAAACTTGATCATGGTATTACCTTTCGGTGGTAGGGGTCTCATTATACCCCGTGTAATTCCTGCGACCCCTCGCTGAAAGGTCCACCGAATCTTACTGCTTGAACAACGTGCGTATCCTGTGACGGAAGAGAGCGATCAACAGAGACAGGAATCGGAGCATGACTATCTCCCGAAAGTCGAAAACCTAAACTCCTTGTTAGGGAGTTCGGGTTTTGAGGCTGTACAGGTCAGTTCTGCTCGAGGCTCTTGGCGATGATCTCGCTGGCGACGGTCAGGACGAAGCTCACGACCAACACGCCGACGGCAAGCTTGGCAGTGGTCTTCATTATGTCCTTGGCAATGTCACCAGCGGTCACGAGGACTTCCGTCGCGGTCTCACCGTTGTGAGTGACGAAGTCCTTCGCGAGCTCGTTGATTTGCTCGGGACTGGTAGAAGCGACTGCCTGCTCGCCACCAGTGGTGGTGCGGGGGTCGATCTTGACTGTGCGGATGCGGAGTTCACGGTTGAACATGGGCGTTCCTTTTCAGTAGGGGTCTCACTATAGCCCATGTAATTCTTGCGAATCCGCGTCAGTTCTCGATGGAGCTGATCCAGTAGTGCGTCGCGTCCTTCCAGATGTACTGCTTCGTGCCCTCGGGGACCTGGTTCACGCCCTGCACGGTCCACTTCGACAGGCTGTGGCACATCGCATGCGCCTTCTGCTCCTTGCGGAGGACGACGATCAAACCGATCGCCGCCGCCGTCATCGTGTAGTAGGCGATCTCGTACGGGTTGTCCATGCAGTACTTGGCGGCCTTGCGGAGCTTCTTCATGGAACGTCCTTCACTTGTCGGAGAGAGCTTCGGTCACGCCTTCTTTGGTGGCGTTGTACTCGTCACTGGTCACCAGGTCGATCATGTACAACACGACCTGCCGCGTTGCGAAGGCGCCGACAACGCATCCGGCGTAGAAGACGGCGGTGTACATGAGTGCACGCTTCATGAAACGTCCTTCTGTAGACAGCGAAACGAAAACCTAAACTCCTTGTGAGGGAGTTCAGGTTTGAGGATTACCGGTTGGCGTAGTAGCGCACAACGTTGGAGATGTGGATGTCGATCTCGTCGTCGGTCATGCCCTGGTAGCCCTCGAAGCACGTCACGCTCATCACCTTGCTGCCCGTCAGCAGTATGAATGCGTGCATCTGGGCGGTTGAGTCGATGAGGGGACGTCCGTTGAGGGACTTCAGGGTCGGGACCATCGAGGGGCTATCGAACACGGCGATCTTGTCGTTCATGGGCGTAGTACCTTTCAGGTAGGGGTCTCATCATAGCCCATGTTATTTCTGCGAGGCAGCAAACGAAAACACAAAGGACGTGTGGTTAGCACGTCCTCCATGTTTGGATTTACTGCAAGTCGATCAGGTTCTTACCGGGACTTCAACACGAAGCCGAGGGCCTTGGACGTAACGACGTGGGCTCGCTCGTGCGTGAGGATCAGGACGATTCCAGCGAGGTTGGTCGCAGCCAGGACCAGAGTGTCGCGGCTGACGGGCTTGGACGAATTGGCTTCGTTCAGCTTGGTAAGCTTGGACAGGTGGTCGAGGAGGCGAGCGTACTCTTCGGAATACGTCGGTGTGCTCAGCAACTCGAGCGCGGCCGCGTCGATAGCGTCCTGCAGGTGGTTGGGCTTCTTGTTGAAAATCTTCAGGTCGAACATGGGGGTCCTTTCAGTAGGGGTCTCATTATAGCCCATGCTTTTCCTGCGACTCGCGAAATGTCACAGATTCAAGTGCTGAGCGTCCGCCGCCGGACTGGACGTTCCCGAAGACTGATCGGTGTCCGGCATGATCTTCAACGTGGCCGACTGCTGGTTGAGCATCTTCTCGGGGTCGTTGTTGAAGACCAGGGTTCCGATGGTTTTCCCGGCTTCGGTGTTGGCGACTCTGATCTCCCCGTCGAAGGGGGCGTCGCTGTTGTGGTAGGTGTAGCTCGAGACTCCGAGCAGGACACCGACGGCGGTGTTGATCGCCGTGAGGGTTCCCATGACCTGGGCGGTGTTCGACCAGTGCCAGATCTGAGCCAGCGTGAAGTACAGCGTGATCAGACCGGGAAGTCCGGTCGTCGCGACGTGCTTCAGAAGCTGGTATGAGACGTCACCGAGGAGAGGTCTCTTCGTCGTTGAAGCGGGAGATGACAGGGACATTCGGGATAACCCTTTCTCTTTCTTGGTAGATTTCCCTGAAGCGGTCATGCGGTCGTATGGGAAGCATGTTCACCTGATCCCATATTCTCTCCGCAGGACCATTTCCGCCCAAGGCGTGGTACGGGTAGAAGAAGTACTTCCCGTATTCCCCGAGCTCTCCGGTGGTGATCCACCCTCGCTCGATGTATTCCACGCCGAGAGACACGATACGTTCGTAGGCGATGCCCAGAACGACTTGACTGATCGCGTCCTTCTTGTCATCCCGGCGTTTCATAAAGGACCAGAATCCTGACGACGCCAGAACTGATCCCACAGTAGCCACGAGAACTGGCAGCCAGGATTCCATTTTTTCCCTTTCTCAATGCCCAATCAGTCTAGTCGTGCATCTGTGCCATACACCTCCGGTGTTGACCCATGGCTCTGCCAAGTGCCATGCTCCCCCCACGTTTACGTAGGCCCCCAAGTCGGTTTTTCCGGATGCAGGACCGGACCATGGGCCCCAGCCGACGGAGTTTTCGGCTCGAACCCAGAAGTAATATGTTGTGCCCGTCGCAAGCCCAATCAACTGAGCCGAGGTGCCAAACGAATATATGTTGGACAAGGCTCCTGATGGACTGGTGCTGTACGCCAGATCGTAGTCGTGGATGGGTGCTCCACCGGTGTTGATGGGACCAGCCCATGAAACCACCAACGAATTGACGCGCGGATTACTTACGACGGGAAAGGGCGGAGGGCCCGGGACTGTTGCTCGTCCAATGGACTGACTGAAGGTTGTCGGACCACCGAAACCTGATATTCCGGTGGCTGTAAGAAGTTTGAACGTCACGGTCTGCGTAGTGTGAACCGTGGTTGAATAGACCATCAACCAGTTCGCACCAGTCGGGTAGTTCACCGAAATCGGACCGACGTTCACGCCGTTCACATCGACTTCGAAATGCAGACCGGAATAGTGGTCGTTGGAATATCCGGCCTTGAACCAGAACTGCACGACGCTTCCGGTGTCCCGGATCATCATCGTCCCAGCACCGGAAGCGTGCGTGTAGTCTGTCATTTTTCCGCCTAGGCGACGATCTTGAAGTAGATGTCGCCGTCGCTTCCCCCAGAAGGATCGGCGTACCCAGACGAGATCCCGGATGCCGTCCGGAAACCGGACTTGCCGATCGGAATCATCGACTTGACCGCGGCGATGAAGTCTCTCGTGCGGTTGATCTCTCGACCACCCCAGCGAACACGACCTTCTTCGCCAGTGTCGGCGACTAGCGGATATCCTGCGGCTGCCGCCTGATCTCCGATGGCCATGTTACCTCCTTACGGTTGGTTGCCCCATACAGATGTGGTGTCGGCGTCGAAGTCGATCCAGGCCTTGTTACTGGTCCAGGACATCCATGAGCCGGTGTTGATGAACACGTTCGCGGTGAGAGTCGGATATGACTTCACACCAGTTGAGTCGCTCGAGAAGATCTGTTCGGTGACTCGTTTGGTCATCGCGACACCGTCAATGTTCTGGAGCTCCACCAGATCTCCGAGGTTATAATGCTGCCCGTAGATATACGGACAGTTTTGGCTGATTTCACCATCGAAGCCTTGGAAGACCTGAGCTTTCGCCAGTGCATCCTTACCGCGCTGTATGAGAGCACTGGGGACGTCAGTGTAGCCAGCTGCGGTGGTGATGTCACTCGCGTCGACCGTGAGAACACGCCTTTGTAGACCTGAGATCGTCGGATCGACATTCGGACCGTAGACGGTTTGGTAACCATCAGTCGAATATACGTATGCGACGTTCTTCGACTGGTCGATGGTGGTCAACTCTTTGGTGTTCTGAAGGTTGTCCAGGTTCGGAGAGAATATAACCGGCGTCAACAGCGTTTGCGAGCTGGTTCGGTCGCTCCCCGAATATACATCGAAGTACATAGTCCCAGGTTCCTGTCGCAAGAACCTGAAACCAAGACTCCACACGGATCCAATCCCCGTGAGACCGTTGTACAACGTGTCCGGCCTGAGTTTCACGACGATCGGATCAACTGGTTCCGGAATGTTCGAAGAGATCAGCGAAGACTCGACGACGCCCGGTATGATGTCATATATGTTGCCGACACCAGTCACGCAAATATCGTGGAAGAGCTTCCGCATGAGATCCGCGGGAGCCATCGTGATATTCCAAGTGGGTTCGGTGGTCAAGTCGACGTTGTTGTCTCTGGCCACGCGATCGATCAAGATGGCTTCGTACGATCGACCCTTCACCATCAGAGTCCTCGAACCGTTGACGCTAGCGTCGTCCTCTACAGATTCCACCCTCATCACGTAATTCGATTTGTCCATGGCCAAATATGTGTCCGCCGTGAACAACCGTCGAGTACCCGGCGTCGAAACGATCGAGAGTTGGAAATCGCCGTGGGTGTTGAACCTCTCCGTCCAGATAAGAGAGATGTATTGGTCCACGACATATTCTCTTCGGAGCAAAGGGTCCAGGGCGTAGATCTCCATCAGAGCGCACCGAACCGCTTGTTGTACGAGATGCTGCAAGGAACACCGACACCCGCTGCAGAAGCTCTGACCCAGTTGTTCCCCGGAGCAAATTTCGCCCAGTTTGACTGAAGAGACACTGCGTAGAGAATCGAGCTCGAGACTCCGCTTCTGAGAAGAGTCGCGTACTTGTTGCCGGGAACGGTGCTGATCGTGACCACATCACCAGACAAGAACGGATTTACCACATCCATGCTCGTGGTCACGTTGTTTCCATCCGTGTTGTAGATCACGAATTCAGACAACGTTCTGTTGATGTTGATCGTGAAGACGTAACCCGTTTCGGTTGTACCCGCGTAGTTGATCAGAGTAGCCGTCGGGTCGCCGGTCGTCATACCAGAGACCACGGTGGGAACGGGATCCACGAAGTCCGGGTCGTAGCAGATCAAGGTGACGTCGACTTCGGGAGTCTGAGAGAACATCGGCGACTGACAGCTTTCGACACGGCCATAGATGATGTAGCCGTCTTCCTGCCCGTCGATGAAGTCTTCCATGTAGAACTTGAGCTGAACCTCGGTCTCAGTCCTGAAGAGCGTGTAGAGGTTGTTCCTCAATGTCCTGAGCGAGGTAGTGGAGTAGTCGACATCGAATCCTATTTTGAATCCGATCTGACGAGTGTCTCGTCGGGAAGACTGGAAGACCGCTCCATCCTGGTTGGCGAAACTACTGCCGACCAGTGTGGCCTTCACGGGGTCCAGCCCGGTGATATCCAAGACGTTGTAACCATTCGAGGTATCACCGAGCTGGAGCGTGAGGAGGGCTCCCTGGCTATTGCGTACCTCCACTTTGGTAAACAAGGGTGCCCCTTACAGCGGATAGTTGGTTGTTGGTCTGCCGATAGATTTCCGTGTCGGACAGAGCCTTCGGTGAGTAGTTGTTCTGTGTGAAGTTGTATGTCGGCGTCGTGGGTTGCCGGTTGAATGTATTGTCCGTGGAGGTGTTCCTCGAGTTGTTTCGAAGATATCCCTCGGAGGCATTTGTCGCTCCGTAGTACGAAGCGGGGTTGCTGAGGTTGATCGGATGAGCTGGGTCGCTCACGTCGAACACAGACCCATTGAAGTTGCTCATGTCGAGAACGGGCTTGATCTTCGGATTGAATTCCACTGCGTCGAAGTGGTCGCCAATCAAAGACATGCTCTGCGAGACGACGTCGAAAGCGTTCTTCGCAACCTTGGAATGCGCGTCGATCACTATGCCCGAATTGTCCTCTACACCCATACCCCACCCGGCCATGCACCAGAAACCCATTTCTGCGTACCTCGTGGACGGGGAATTGATCCCCAGCCAGTGGAGAGGCGCCTTGATGGAGTCTTTGGCGATCTGCAGAAGCGTGTCAGCGACTTTACTCGCGCCAGCTTCGAGACCTTGGATGAGCCCGTCGATCATGTCTCCGCCCATCTGGATGAGAGCGGTGACGACCTTCGGTGTGTTCTGCTTGAACCCTTGCCCCAACGATGTGATGAACTTGATCGTCATGTCGAAGGCCGATTGAACGATCTTCGGCAGGTTGTCGCTGATGCCCTTGGTGAACGCGACAATCAAGTCTGTAGCAGACTGCACGATCTTGGGCATGTTGCGTGCCAGACCTTCGAGAAACCCGGAGATCAGATTGACACCCGCGTCTATCAATTGCGGAATGTACTTGGCAGCAGTTTGCAGCAGTTGCGTGAGCAACTTGAGGAAGAGGTCGACGACCTTCGGAACCAGTTTACCTAGCGTGTCCAGAATCGTGCTGAACAGAGTCAGGAACGCCTTGGCGATCGCTGGTGCTGATTGAGCCAAGGTCTCCACAAAGACGACCAAGCCCAGGGCGAATTGCTTCGCCGCGATGGGAATCAGGTTCAAGAATGACGTAATAGCAAACACCATACTAGCGGTGTTCGCAGCCATTCCCACTGCGAGTGCCGTATAACCAGTGGAGAGGAAGACCAATCCCAAACCAGCAGACAAAGCACCCAACCCCAAGAGAGCAACAGCTCCTGCGAGGCTGAAAAGTACCGGAATGACTGGCTCGATCAGAGCGCCTCCCAGCGCCAAGACGACAAAGACTCCCGCAAGCTCGACGAGGCTCGAGAGGATGTTCCCCCACGACATGTCGCCCATGGTTTTGAGCGCAGGTGCCAAAATGTCGATTGCTGCTGCCATAACGAGAAGCGCAGCTGCTCCAGGAAGTGCTTCCGTCATGAGTATGGCCGCACCTGCGATGAGCACCAGTGCTCCCGCCAATTCGGTCAGACCCTTGGCTATCTCCGTCCAACTCTGAGCTCCCATTTTGCCGAGAGCGTCAGTGATCATCCCCAGAGATGCTGCGACAATGAAGATCGCTGCCGCAGAGAGAAGCGACGACGGCGGAAGAAGGTAGAGAGCCCCAGCGATGAGCGTCAGAGCACCAGCCATCAAAGCCAAACCGTGAGCGCCTTGACTCCAGGTTTCCTTGCCCATCTTGTCCAGCGCATTGCCGATCAATCCGAGCGAAGAAGCGACGATCAATACCCCCGCAGCGGAGAAGACCGACGACGGAGGAACAAGCTTCAAAACCAGACCGATAGCAGCCAGACTGCCCGCCATGAGGTCGAGTCCCTTGGCGATCGTTGTCCAACTGTACTGTCCGATTTCCTTTACTGCTTTTGCCAGAATCAAGATCCCGTATGCCAGGATCGTCACTCCGAGACCTGTCCCGGCTCCAGCAGTGTCCGCGTCAGCGATGACCGAGAAAAGCGTCAATGCGCCTAGGACACCCGCCAATCCGGTGAGGCCTTTGCCGAGTTCTTCCCAACTGATCCCGCCGAGTTGCACCAGAACATCGCCTAGGATTTTGACACCCTTGCCGATACTCGCGACGCCGAAACCGACAGCGATCATGTGGTTCGAATCGCCCATCAAGTTGACACTGAAGGCCAAAGTGGTGAGCATGACGCTGATGGCCAGCAACCCCTTTGCGAGGGAGTTCCAGTCTTCCTTCCCGAGCTTTATGACCGAACCCGAAAGAACATCGATAGCTCCCGCCAACAAGATCAGAGAGAGCATCATGACGGGCATTTTGACGAAGCCTTCAGAACCGATGAACTTCTGGAATATACCCATGGAAGTTATCAGCTGGGTGAACATCACAGCCAACGCAGTGGTGGACCGTTCGAGAGCGGGTCCATTGATGGCCGAAAGCTTGTCGGCTGCGACAGCAAGAATGGCTATCGCTGCGGCTATCTCGAGAAGAGTGGCCGCTTTGAGCGTTGTCTGCATCGACTCGAGTGTCTTGGTAAGACCCTCGAACGACTCCTTGATGGTGTCAAGGAACCCGTTGATGACACCAGGCTTGTGACCGCTTCCGACGTAGTCCACGAACTTCTTCAGAAGCACGATCAAGCCGCCGAACAAACCAGTGTCGACAACACGCAACAAACCCGTGAAGTCGATGCCTGCTGATCCGTTCGTGAAGCTCTTGGCCATGTTCTCAAAAGCTTTTGAGATCTTGTCAGCCAAAGGCTGAACACCATGGTAGAAGGCATCGATGTGATCGCGGACATAATCGAAGGCAGCGGCGAGAAGCTTGCTCTCGCTCAGAACTGAACTTAGAGAATCCTTGACTGAACCGATGGACTTCTGTGCCTTGTCTCCAACGTCGAGCTTGTCGAACAAGTCCCTGAGGAGCAGACCGAGAGCCTTGACCAAGGTGATCGGAACCTGGAGAACTTCCTGAAGCTTCACGAAGAACTCGTTGAACCTCTGCCCGGTCTCCACTGCTTCCTTGAGCCGGACCAGGAAGTCGCCAACCCGAGCTCCGAAGTCGAGCAGATTGCTCGATCCCCTGGAAACGGAGGAACCAAAGACAGCTTCGAATGTCTGGCCCAACTTCACGAGAATATCGTAGACGATCTTCACCGCGGAGAAGAGGCCGTCGAAGATCTGCCTCAGATCAGCACTAGTATGCGCTCCTATTTTGAACTTTTCAGTCAGCTGCTCGAAGACGTCTGTCAGATGCTTCAAACTCTGGGCGGTAGCCGGTGGGAAGACGTCTCTGAATGCTTCCCCGATCGGCTTCATGATCAAGCCGAGATCTTGGAACGCTTGGCCGAACGCCTTGATGAGTTCGGTCCTACCGCCTAGCTTCGCCCATCCCTCCAGGAGGTTGTTCAGCGCGTAGACCGGTCCGGTGAGTGCGTTCTCAGCAACGTTGTGGACCTTGGTGAAGAGGTTTGTCGCTTGATCAATGTTGCCGAAGATCGTCTTGAAGATCGCGCCATATGCGGTTGCCACCTCCTCCTTGAGCGCGTCGGCAAGCTGCGTCATCGTCTTGATGTGCGTAGCAGAACCGAGTGCGGTCTGACCCAGAGCCTGAATCTGCTTGGCCTGCTGAGCCGTGAAGCCCATAGCCTTGAGCTGAGCAGCACTGAGGTCGCCAGTGAACTGAGAGAGTGTCTTCGTGAGGATGTCGGATGTCAACCAACCCTCTTGAAGACTGTTGCGGAAGCTTCCAGCCTTCTTGATGATCGCATCGATGTTGGTGCCAGCGGCTCGAGCGGTGTTCTCCAGAGCAGTCTGGAACACCTTGCCGCCGAGACCAGCGTTGACGACGGAGTTCCAGTCCTGAAGCTGAACCTTGCCGGATGCGATGGCCTGGGACAGCTGATACATCGCGGTGGAAGCCTGCTGCGAACTAGCGCCAGACAGAGCCGCGAGGTTGGCGATACCCTTGATGGACTCGACCGAAGTCTTCAGATCCACACCGGCGGCCGTGAAGGTGCCGATGTTCTGAGTCATCTCAGAGAAGTTGTAGACCGTCTGGTTCGCGTAGGTGTTCAACTCAGCCAAGGCCTTGTTGACGTCACCGATCTTCGTACCTTCAGAAGCCGTGTTCGCCAAAATCGTCTGAACCGCGTTGATCTGGGTTTCGTAGTTCTGGAACCCAGCCTTGATCGGGTCGATCGTGAGGGACTTGGCCATCTGCAGGCCAACGTCGACGATCTTGTTTGTCAGATTCGAGAGAACGGTGTAACCGATCACCGACAAAGCGGTGAATCGACTCGCCACGTGATCCACGCCGTTGGCAAGAGGATCCATCGTGACGGATTTGACTGCTTCGCCGAGACTGGCAAAACCCTTGGCGGCACCTTCCAAGCTGAGACCCTTGTTCAGCTTGTCCATTGTGCCGAGTGTGACGGCGGCGTTGTGCTCAAACGACGTATTGTCGAAGAGCATTTGAACGACCCGCTGGTCGATGTTGCTCATGCGGAAGTCACCGCCCTCCATACCCTTTCGGCGATTCGGTCAAATATCGGTGCCATCGCCGGGTTGATGTAGTCCCGGCCTTGAACGTAGCCTCCAGTGCCGGTTCCGTATCCATACTGGAGCATGATCGCTACTGGGAAGTCTGACTCTACGTCGGTGTTGGTCCAGTAGATCGTGTACCTACCGTTTCTGGCCGACACGTCGAAACTCCACGAACCCGCAGCGAGTCCAGTGTCTGTCGGCGTGGCCGAGGAAAGGGCCGCGACGCCTTCTTGTCCTGCCGACTTCAGAATATCGAGGATGTTCAGTTTCACAGCTTTCTGCAAGAACTGTTCAGTCGACTTGAAATCACCAGAGACAGTGTAGGATATCATCGCGGCTCCTTTCTTTACGCGGCTTCGACCAACAGGTAGGAAACGACAGACGTGTCGGTAGAGGATGTGCTCTTGATCACGAAACTCGTACCGACCGTGTGAGCGTTGACGAACAACGCGCCGGGAGTTCCTCCGGGGGTCACCGACCCCAAGATGATCCTGGTGTTGGCTGTCGTCGAGGTGTTGCTGACGGTCACGGTTCCGGCCACGAGAGTGGCAGTGCCCTGGCGGGCGTTGGTGCCCTCCTTGACTCGGAGACCCTTGCCTGCGAGTCCGATGATGATGTCGGAATCGGAGGTACCGACCTGTGCAGTACCCAAACGCTTCCACGTCGTGTCACGAGCAGAGGTGCCGATACCATAAGTCATGGTTCCGTCACCAGCGAGGCGGAAGTTGTCGTTCGCAGCCACGCCACCTTGGTTTGAACTCAGGATCGTGTTGGCCGAAGAACTGGGCTGAGCTGCGAGCGCAGCTTGAGCCGTGAGACCGGCCGTATAGTTCGGGGTAGACGTGTAGTTCAGATTCGTGCTACTGACATCTGCCACCACCGATGGGGTGTTGGTCACCCAGTTCGAGGCAGCCGCACCGCTTCCTTCGAAACGGGTGTTGATGCAACGAACTTTCTGGCCGGACGCAGCGATGTTGATGCTTTTCTGCACGCCATTCGAACCAGAAGCCACGATGCTCGAGGAGAATCGGCAATCGCTGATGACACCGGTAGAAGTCCCAGACCAGTTGATCTCGTAGTTCGTACCGGAAGAACCCGAGCCGTTGGCGGTCAAGCCGAGATCCAGAAGATTGATCGGATTACCCGATCCCTCGATCGAAACACCGTG